GCACACATCGCCGAGCACCTTGGGTTCCAGTACCGGCAGCAGATCGAGGAGAAGCTCGGGGCACCGCTGCCTGATCCCAACGCAGAGCTGCCGCAGGAAGTCGAAGTCCAGCTGTCCCGCCTCGTCGCCGATGCCGGTCGCCAGCTCACGCAGGCTAACCAGCAGCAGCAAGCTCAGCAGCAAGCCCAGCAGCAGCAGCAAGACCCCATGTTCCAGCTCCAGCAGGCTGAGGTCCAGATCAAGGCGCAGGAGGTCCAGCGCAAGGCCGCGAAGGATCAGGCTGATGCCCAGTACAAGGGTGAACAGCTTAAGCTGCAGACAGCTAAGAGCATGACGGACGCGATGCTCAAGGCCGAGGAGCTGAAAGTCGACAAGACCCAGCTGGCGATCGACGCTGAAGTAAAGGGCGTCGAGATGAGCCGGGCCCGCCGCGAAGCTCAGGATAAGACTGCTATCGAGGTCGCTAAGCTCATGCAGCAGAACAAGCCAAGAGGAGATAAATAACCTATGGCAAAGACCGTCTTTGACGTGCTCACAGATAAGATCGACGAGCAAATCTCGTCTGCAACGCAATTCCTAGCCGGGGGGTCTCCCAAGGACTACGCCGCGTATAGGGAAGTTGTTGGATTAATTCGGGGTCTCGAATCCAGCAAATCGTACATTGAAGACCTCTCGCGTAACTATATGGACAACGATGATGACTGAAGCAGCAGTTAAGATTAACGAACAGGAGTTTGAGGCACAGCTGCCCAAACCAGTGGGGTACCGCGTACTCATTGCGCTCCCGCAAGTCTCAGAGACCTACGAGGGTACAAGCATTATCAAGACGGATAAGGAGCGCGACCGCGACCATATCATGTCGATCATTGGGCTTGTTGTTGACGTTGGCGAGCAGGCGTACTCTGACGCAGACCGGTTTCCTACCGGCGCATGGTGCGAACCCGGCGACTACGTCATGTTCCGCATGAACTCGGGCACGCGTTTCCGTATGGGCGATACTGAATATCGCCTGATGAATGATGACTCGATTGAAGCGGTGGTTGCTGACCCCCGCGGCATCCAGCGCGCGTAAGGAGCTAGACTATGCCTTTTCAAAAAGTAGAGTTTGGGTTTCCAAACGACGACGACGATGAGACAGTAGAAATCGACATCGAGTCTTCTTCCGCGGAGCCAATGGTAAAGACGGGCAAGGCGAAGGGAGAGATTGAGGTAGTTGTCGAGGACGACATAGCAGTAGAGGTTGTCGACGATACGCCCCCTGCCGACCGTAACCGCAAACCGTCTGATCCCCCAGAGGATGTAACCGACGAAGAGCTCGAAGAGTATTCCGACAAAGTCCGGAAGCGTATCAAGCACTTTAGTAAAGGTTACCACGACGAGCGGCGGGCTAAAGAAGAGGCCCTGCGTGCGCGCGAGGAGCTTGAGCGCCTTACGCAGCAGCTGTTTAATGAAAATCAGAAGCTGAAGACCTCCAGCACCAAGAGCCAAGCGGCCCTTATCGAGCAGGCCAAGCGCAGCGCAGCGATGGATATGGAATCCGCGAAGGCTGGGTACAAAGTTGCGTATGACTCTGGCGATGCGGATTCTGTGCTTAATGCACAGGATAAGCTAACCACTGCTAGGCTTAAGCTCGAAAAGATAAACAACCTCAAGGTACCAACTTTACAGGAGCGCGAAACACCTGTACAAGTTAAGGCAGAACCCGCCCCGGCACCTAAAGTCGACCAGCGGGCCTTGGATTGGAAGAACGACAATTCTTGGTTCCAAAGCGATGACGAGATGACGAGTTTTGCGCTGGGGTTGCACAATAAACTCGTCAAAGAGGGCGTAAGCCCGCAAAGCGATGACTACTACGAGCGGATTAACACTCGTATGCGCCAAGTGTTCCCCGATCAGTTCGAGGACACGAAACAAAGGGCTCCAGAGCCGAAGCGGAAGACCTCGGTCGTGGCCGCGGCAACGCGCAGTACTGCGCCGAACCGGGTGACACTGACCAAAACACAGGTCCAGATTGCGAAGAGGTTGGGACTTACCCCGGAACAATACGCCAAACAGGTTGCTATAGATATGAGGAAACAAAATGGCTGAGAATCGCATAGACCGCGAGCTTGACACCCGTGAAAAGACCACGCGTAAACGGACTTGGCAGCGCCCGGAAGTTCTTCCGTCGCCGAATCCCGAGGCAGGTTATGACTATCACTGGGTGCGCATAAGCACGCAAGGGCAAGTCGACGCCACGAATGTTTCTTCGAAATTGCGTGAAGGTTGGGAACCCGTGAAAGCGGTGGATCACCCAGAGATTACCATGGTCACCGTTGAGAATGAACGGTTTGCAGAAAACGTGGTAATTGGTGGATTGATGCTCTGCAAAGCACCTAAAGAGTTGGTCGAGGAGCGTAATGAATATTACACTACCCAGACTAAGTCTCAGATGCGTTCGGTAGACAACAACTTCATGCGTGAGAACGATCCGCGTATGCCGCTTTTTAACGAGCGGAAGACACGGGTTACCTTTGGTAATGGAACTTAACAGGAGCTAGATATGGCATATCCTACCGTTGACGCCCCATACGGGCTGAAGCCGATCAATTTGATCGGTGGTCAGGTGTTCGCTGGTGCTACGCGCCAGATTCCTATTGCTTCGGGCTATGCAACGAACCTGCTGAATGGCGACGTTGTTAAGCTCGTAAGTGACGGTACTCTGGAGAAAGACACCGGAACTACGACCGCAACCCCCGTGGGTATTTTTCTTGGCTGCAGATACACGGACCCAAGTCTGGGTTACGAGCTGTATAGCCAGTATTTCCCCGCAAACACCGTAGCATCCGACATTGTCGCGTATGTTGCGGATGATCCCGACCAGCTGTTTAAGGTCGCCGTCGTGTCTGGCACGACTGTGATTGCAGGCGTTGGCCGCACCGTCGTTGGTAACAACGTGGCGCTGGTACAAAACGCTGGGACGACCACTACTGGAAACTCGAAAGTCGCCGTGCTTTCGACTTCTGCAGCCACCACGAACACTCTGCCGATTCGCGTCATCGACGTTATTCCGGATACCAAGACTGGTTCCGATACGTTTGTTGAGCTGGTCGTCAAGTGGAATTGGGGCATGCACCAGTATCAAAATGCAACCGGCGTATAAGGAGTAATGTAACATGGCAATTTCACGCGCCCAGCTACTCAAAGAACTCCTTCCGGGGCTGAACGCTCTGTTCGGTTTGGAGTACGCCAAGTATGGTGAAGAGCACGCTGAAATCTTCGAGACCGAGACATCTGATCGCTCGTTTGAAGAAGAAACTAAGCTGTCTGGCTTTTCTGCAGCACCCGTCAAAAACGAAGGCTCCGCCATTTCGTATGACAATGCTCAGGAAGCATGGACTGCTCGCTACACCCACGAGACCATCGCTATGGGCTTCGCCATCACGGAGGAAGCCATCGAAGATAACCTGTACGACTCTCTGTCGTCTCGTTATACCAAGGCGTTGGCCCGTGCTATGGCGTACAGCAAGCAGGTAAAGGCAGCGGCAATCCTCAACAACGCGTTTGACGCAGGCACCACCTACGGTGACGGCCAGACGCTTTGTTCCACTGCCCACCCGTTGGTTTCGGGTGGCACTAACTCCAACCGTCCTTCGGTTGCTGCTGACCTCAACGAGACTTCGCTTGAGGCTGCAGTTATCCAGATCGCGGCTTGGACTGACGAACGCGGGATGCTCATTGCATCCCAGCCACGCAAGCTGGTTATCCCGCCTGCGCTGCAGTTCGTTGCTACTCGTCTACTGGAGACTGAAGGCCGTGTCGGTACCGCCGATAACGACCTGAACGCTATCCGGAACAACGGGGCGATCCCTGAAGGCTACACGATCAACCACTATCTGACGGACACCAACGCTTGGTTCCTGATGACGGATGTTCCAAACGGCCTGAAGCACTTCGTCCGTGCACCGATGTCGACGTCCATGGATGCTGACTTCGACACAGGTAACTCGCGCTACAAGGCACGTGAACGTTATTCGTTCGGTGTCTCGGACCCGCTGGGTATCTTCGGTTCGCCCGGCGCTTAATCGCACCGGCACCGTTAGGGAGGGGCTGCTTCGGTGGCCCCTTTCTTTTTGTTTTGTTATCGTGTATTCTACCTACATTCCTGACAGCCGCATAGTGTGGCTGACTTGACCCACGACAGGAGATACACATGGGTACTACAACGTTTAGCGGACCGGTAGTTTCGACTAACGGCTTTGTTGGCTCCATCACAGGCGATGTTGTTGGCGCAATCAAACTCCCCACATACACCGTTGCGAACGCCCCATCGGCGGCTACAGCAGGCGCGGGCACTATCATCTATGTGTCCAATGGCGCAGCGGGTTCCCCGATTCTCGCGTTCTCTAATGGCACTGACTGGAAGCGGTCGGATACCGGCGCTACCATCGCAGCAGCGTGAGGTGAGCTATGACAATTAAATGGACACTCCCGACACCGGAAGAACTCGCAGCGCGCGGGCTCGACGCGGATGGAAACCCGATCAAAGCTCCAAAAGTGGCCCCCAAAAAGAAGGAGGGCTAACGTATGTCTAGCTCCGATCTTCGGACAAAACGCGTCACCGCAGCGGGGTCGCTAGCTGTAGGCCCAGCTCGCATCCGGCAGGTTCAGGTTTTTACCACTGCAGGCGGTGCCGGTCGGCTGACCGTGACTGATGGTGCCGGGGGCCCACTGGTTCTCGACATCGACTTTATCCCGTCCGACTCGTACTCAATCAACATTCCAGACTATGGGATTCGTTGCTCTTCCGATGTCTTTATCACGGCGCTTACAAACATTAGCGCCATGACCGTGTTCTACAGCTAAGGTGCAGTATGGCGAAGTCTCCAGCATGGCAGCGTAAGGAAGGCAAGAACCCAAAAGGTGGGCTCAATGCCAAAGGCCGCGCGTCTGCAAAAAAGCAGGGGATGAACCTAAAGCCCCCGGCCCCCAAGGCCAAGGCTGGCACAAAGGACGGCAACCGCCGTAAGAGCTTCTGTGCCCGGATGTCTGGCATGAAGAAAAAGCTGACAAGTGAGAAGACAAAGAACGACCCGGATTCTCGGATCAATAAAAGCCTTCGGGCGTGGAACTGCTAATGCCACCGAAGTCGGGGCACCTCAAAGCGTAGGAGATAAACTCATGATGAAGAAATACCAGAACGGCGGCATGGCATCGTCTGACCGCCCGAAAATGCGCCCAAAGGCGCGTCCAGATGACCTTATGGAAGGTAGGAGCTCGGCTGCACCGGCTCGGTCGATCCGCCCCCGCAAGCGCCCCCAAGAAATTGAAGACATGATGTCCTCCGACACGGCTGTAGGCCGCGGCAACCGCGCGTCGATGCGGGAAGCCATGGAGATGCCTGAAGGCATGATGGCTGGCGGTAAAGTCGGCATGCACAAAATGCCTGACGGCACCATGATGAAGGATTCCGCACATAAAATGAAGGCTGGCGGTAAAGTACGGGGTGCGGGTATGGCGTCTAAGGGCGTCCGCGCCTGCAAGATGATGTAATGCGCAAGCGCTACAAGAAAGGTGGGGCGGTCAAAGACGACTGCTATAGCAAGGTAAAATCTCGCTATAAGGTCTTTCCGTCCGCCTATGCTTCTGGGGCTATTGCCAAGTGCCGCAAGGTCGGGGCAAAGAACTGGGGCAACAAAGGGTCGAAGTGATGGCGGTTCGCAAGACGGAGAAAGGTGCGGCACTGAAGCGCTGGTTCAAAGAGGACTGGAAAGACGTGCGCACTGGTAAGGCTTGCGGACGCCAAGAGGGCGAAAGTCGGGGTACTCCGTATTGCAGACCAAGCAAGCGGGTGTCTGGCAAGACCCCTAAGACTAGCGGTGAAATGAGCTCTTCAGAGAAGAGCAAGAAGGTCGCTGAGAAGAAACGACTAGGGCAACCAGCGGGTAAACCTCGTAGGGTGTCAGCAGCAAAACGGGGTAGCAAGTGACCACATCCGGTACCACAGCGTTTAACATGGACTTCACGGAGATCGCCGAGGAAGCATGGGAACGTGCGGGCCGCGAGATGCGGTCTGGCTATGACCTTCGCACTGCGCGGCGGTCTATGAACTTGATGACGATCGAGTGGCAGAACCGCGGCATCAACATGTGGACCATCGACGAGGGGGTTCTAAGCCTTTCGCAAGGTGTAGCACAGTACGCCCTACCTGCGGACACCATCGACTTACTTGAGCAGGTTATTCGCACAGGGGCAGGCAGCACGCAGCAAGACCTTAATATCTCGCGTATTAGCGTTAGCACCTACTCCACGATTCCTAACAAGACCAACACCGGTAGGCCGATTCAGGTGTGGATTGAGCGTCTCCGTGACGCCCCACGGATTAATGTCTGGCCGGTGCCGGACTCTAACAACTATACGTTTGTTTACTGGCGCATGCGCCGCGTCCAAGACGCGGGCTCCGGGGTTCAAACTGCGGATATGAACTTCCGCTTTCTCCCCTGTCTGGTAGCGGGGCTGGCGTACTACATCGCGATGAAGGTGCCCGAGCTCATCGACCGTATCCCGCTCCTTAAGGCCGAATACGAGGATCAATTCCGGCTTGCTGCCGAAGAAGACCGTGAGAAGGCTCCAATACGGTTCGTGCCCAGCGTGAGGATGGTCCGGTGAGTAATCGGTTTGCCTCAAGCCAAAAAGCGATCGGCATATGCGATATATGCGGGTTTCAATACCCGCTACGTAAGCTACGCACTACCTTCGTTAAGGGTCGTAAGACAAACTTGTTATCTTGCTCAACATGCTGGGACCCGGATCACCCCCAGCTTAAGTTAGGCGAGTTTCCGGTGGAGGACCCGCAGGCCCTCCGTAACCCACGCCCCGATAGCTCTGAATACGCTCAAAGCCGTGCACAGATCATCCCAGTACGGCAGATAGTTGGCACTGGATTTATCGGGCAAGTCACAGTAATAACTTCATAGGAGATACACTCATGCCTAGCTGCGGAACCAAGAAGATGATGTCTGGTGGTAAAGTCAAAAGCCAGACGAAGAAGATGAAGAAGCCCGCCAAGAAATCTGGCGGCACGAAGGTCCGTGGCACCGGTGCAGCCACTAAAGGTATCATGGCCCGCGGGCCAATGGGGTAAGGTATGGATTACGCCGAGCTGAAAGCAAACATCGAAGATATCTGTGAAACGTCGTTCACCGACGACCAGCTTGCCATGTTTGTTAAACAGGCGGAGCAGAAAATATACAATACGGTCCAGATTCCGGAACTCCGCAAGAACGTGACGGGTACGGTAACCTCTGGGAACAAGTACCTTTCTATGCCCGAAGATTTCCTGTACTCTTTCAGTATGGCGGTTGTAGAGGAGTCCGGTAATTATTCGTACTTGCTTAACAAGGACGTAAATTTTATCCGGGAAGCCTACCCTGCGCCGGGGGGTATTGGCGTACCCAAACACTACGCGTTTTTTGACGGTAACGCATTTATTTTGGGCCCTACACCCAATGCGGACTACACCGTAGAACTGCATTACGGATACTACCCGGAGTCCATCGTTACCGCAGGTACGACGTGGCTAGGGAACGAGTTTGATTCAGCGCTACTAAACGGTGCGCTGGTTGAAGCTATCCGCTTCTTGAAAGGCGAGCAGGACGTCGTCAACATGTACAATCAACTGTATGTGCTTGCGATCGGGCTGCTCAAGAATCTCGGGGATGGCAAAATGCGTCAGGACACATACCGTTCTGGCCAAGTACGCACTGCCGTGAGCTAAGGAGATAAGACATGGCTATCACACAAGCGATGTGCACAAGTTTCAAGACTGAGCTTCTTGGCGGCGTGCACGACCTCGACACTGACACGATTAAAATTGCGCTGTTTACTAGCTCGGCGACCCTCGGGGCGACGACTACAGCGTATGCTACAACAAATGAGGTTGCCGGTACCGGGTACACCGCTGGGGGCAACACCCTAACTGGGGCAACGATTAGCTCCAGCGGTACAACCGCGATTGTGGACTTTGACAATACTACGTGGGCGTCTTCGACGATCACTGCGCGCGGTGCGATGCTATACAACGCATCTAAGGCCAATCGAGCTATTGCGATCCTTGATTTTGGGGCTGACAAGACCTCTACTGACGGCGACTTCACCATCCAGTTCCCGGTAGCGGACGCATCGAACGCTATCCTCCGCATCGCGTAAGGACATAAAAATGGTCACTCTCGTAAACAGAGCCAAAGTTGCTACCGCCACGACTGGCACTGGTACAATCACGCTTGGCTCTGCTGAGAGTGGCTACCAGACCTTTGCTGATGCTGGCGTGGTTGACGCTGATGTGGTTCGCTACGTCATTGAGGACGGCGTATCTTGGGAGATTGGTTCGGGCACCTATACGGCCACTGGGACTACGTTGTCACGCACGTTAGGGGAAAGCTCGACAGGCGCTCTATTGAGCCTCACAGGCGCTGCTGTGGTGTATGTGTCGGTAGCGGCTGAAGACCTTGCAGCT